GATACGTTGTCTATTGAACCTGTAAATTCAGCACCATTCCTACCTTTAAAAGCTAATGAATTATTGCCACTTGCTGCGGTTAAATAAACAATAAAAGTTCCATTATCATTATACCAATCGCTATTTACTGTTGTACCACCTGTAAATTGCACTTTAATATCTCCGCTTACATAATCTAAAACAGTAAAGGTTACTTTATAAACAGAACTTGTAGTTGTTGAAAAAGATTGTGATATTGAACTTAAAGTATTTAAAGCAATTGCCTTACCATCTTCTATACTCCAACCCGTTCCTTTTGTCCAATCACTATCCGTTTCAAAGTTTCCGTTGGTTACTTCCTCTGCACCTATCTGCTCAAAGTTTCCGTTTTGTACAAGCTCTCCACTTAATATCTGTACGTCCTCTACAAGCCCTTGCTCGTTTACTCTTGTAGCACTTGAACCTCTACTAAAGTCAAAGTCGGCTTCTTCAATTACCTCTACTTTAATGTTTGTAATCTCTCCTGCAAAGTCTGTGCTTTTGTTTCTAAACACTAATCTTGCTAAACTTGAAGTATCAGTAAAAGTATAAGTTCCACTTGTGCTAATTTGGGTAGTTTCGTAAGGTCTATATATTTGAAAAGAACCTGATGTAACAACTGCATCAAAAGTTATTTTGATTGTTTTACCAACTTTAAATTCTGCAACTTGGTAGTAAGCTATTTTATGTAAACCTGTCCAAGTCGCTGCTGCTACAAGTTTATTATTAGTTTCATCAATAGACCAACCTTCTTGTAAGGTGTTCCACTCAGAAGTAACAAAAGGTACATTCTCTATATAGCTCGGTGCGTGTGGCGGTATAACAGTATTTAAGCTACCATCTGAATATGCAGTAGGTGTTAAGACTATACTTGCTTTATTGTTTAAGTCTTTTAAGGTCGCATCTGTGCCATCTGAGTTCTCGTAATAGTCAGAGTGGTTGTATAGCTTATTGGTCGCTGCGTGGTCGTAGTACACATCGCCAAAGCCCTCTGCATTAGGATTTCCGAAGTTGCTTCTGTGATATATTTCGTTTGGCATCTAAATATTTCTTTAACTTAATTATGTTCTCCTTTTTTGGTTTATACTTGCTTATAGTACCCATCCGTGAAATAAACTGTCTTTATCTGGGTGAATATCCTCATTATTATTTGTGTAATATTCTGGAAACTTGCTATCAGCATTATAACTCATATAGTCTATAAATCGTTGAGTGTAATACTCAGCATAATCTCTTTCCTTACTAATTAACAAATCAACCTCTTCTTTATTCGCTATTGTACTGTTCTCCGAGCTATGCTTAAATACGCCACCATTAGAGATGCTGTATGCAGCAAACGGAAGATATTCAGTCATAGCATAGTGAATAAGCATAGGCTGTATGTAATCGTTTACTAAATCTAAATAGTCTCCAGTAAGAGTATTTGCAATAATATCTGCGCTTATCTTATCATACAAGTCAGTACCCATATAATTTCTAACGTGAATCTCTTGAGCTATCTTAATAAACTGTATGAACTTGTCGGTGTCCACATTAGCATTTAATGCGGTATTCTTTACAAGGTCGGCTCTCTTTATAAATAATGCAGTTGCCATATTACTCCTCTGTTTCTATTTTAGTTTCTTCTTCAACTTCGTCTTTCTTTACGCCAGTCTCTTTCTCTACTTCACTCTCTGAAATAGCATTTGTTAAATCAGTAAACTCAAGAGGCTGTAATGTCTTGAAGTATATATCTAAATCAATTCCGTTGTATGCAAGAACCTTCTCAAGCTCATCTATGATTGTTACTTGCATAGGGCGAATAACAGTATTGTCCATAAGAACTGATGCTGTCTGTAGCTCTTCAGCATTATTACCAAGACCAGTTGAATCTTTGATACCAACAAGCATAGGCGATACGATTCGGTGAGACACCATTACTTTACGCATAGACTCATCAGACAAGAATTGATACTGCTGGTGAGCGTCAGATAACTGCACTGGCTCTATTGTAGCTGCAAGTTCTTTCGAGTCGTTAAACGCCAAGATAAATCGACCTGCGTTAGAACTACCGCTAAACTTATCTACAATGCTTCTTTCAATCATATCACGTTGCTCATCTGGTGGAACACCGTTATTGAAGTTAATAAGCATAGAAGGCGCAAGACCATTCTGTATGTTGTTAATGTGATAGTTCGCTACTTCTTCTTCGAGCTCTGCATATTGTAATCCACCCTGATAATCTACTGGCGAATAATATTTGTAACCAGCTCTGTATGGCTTGATGTACAATATCTCAAGTGGCGAATTAGAATAGCCAAATGCAGGGATTCTCTTTAGCTTAGTTCTGTTGTTTACATTCTCCCAATCAGAACTATAGTAGTAAGCAGTTATCTCCCCTTTTGAATTGCATTTCTCAGCTCTAAGTGTTTCTACAGGGATGTGCTCTACAGTAGCAATCTTCTTTCTATCTTTAGTGTATATAATCTGAAGTGCAGCTTGACCCATCATCTTGTAGTCGTAGCATATCTTCTTCATACAGTCCTTAGTGAGAAGTTCTTTCATCTCATCGTACTGTTCTTTCTTTTCAGCACTATCCGTAGCATCTAATCCTTTGCCGTAAATCATTTCTGCAATACCGTTAATCGCAGCGTTATTTGTTGGCGAACCATTATATCTATCTATAAGGTACTCGAAGTAGTTATTGTCATCGCCATACGATATCCAATCCCGATTATTATATTCCTTTATATCAGGTCTTGAATAAGACTCAAGATTCACAATGTGTATCTTACCATCTTTTACCTGTGGCATAGGGCGATTATTATTTCTTTTTACTTTACGACTCATAATATAACAAATTCATTATCGTAGCTATCTTCAACTACATAATCATCTTTATGTACGTCAAACTTCTCATAGTCAGTTTGATTAGTACAGAACATAAGACCTTTATAAATCACGTTAGAACCATCTTTTACTTCAAATGAATAGAATCTATCCTCAACAAGAGAAAAGCTGCCAGAGAGCGTCATAAATGGGTCTGAGGAGGTCTTAGATACACTTACAGTAGTAGTGGTGTTCTTACTTTTATCAGTAAGCTCAAGAGTTGGCGAACTCGCATCAGAACGAGGAACTATCTTTAACTCTTGTGCGTCAGTTGATGTGCTTAATACGTGCATACCAAAGTAACGAAAATACAATATTTTGTTTTCATTACACAAAAAAATAGGGGATGAAAACACCCCCTATTAGATTCATAACCCTATTGAATTTATGAAGGGTCTCTTTGAGTAGATTCTGAAGCTGTAGCACTTGACATACCTGCAAATGGGTCAGAGTCAGTTCCGCCATCAACAAATGAAGGCATACGAAGCTCGTTAGCAGTTAGTGTAAGTGTATATCCATTCAAATCACCCATAGCAGTACCAGTAACAGCAGTACCGCCAGTAACATCAGCACCATTATCAGCACCAACTAATAAGAACTTATCATCGAATGTTTGAACAACAACGTGAGGTCTCCCGTACGCCATTAGTTTCAATTCTTTGTTGTCCTCTTTAGTCAGCTTGAATAAAGTGAGGTTTACGACTTGCTCAAAGAATGTAGTTCCGTTCTCAAGAGAAGACGTAATGTTAGTTTCGAGGGAAGAGTTACCTTTAACGTCGTAAGTGTGGTAAGTGAAAGTTCCTGTCATATCAGTAATTTCGTCACTGCTACCAAAAGTTAGCGTTCCTAAATCACCGAAATCTGCAAAGTGAATTTTCTTAATACCACCAACGGCATCCTTACAAGGTCTTAATCTTCCGCCAGTTAAATCACAAGCCATATTATAAGTATTAAAAAGGGGATGGGTTTAACACCCCCTTATATTAGACGATTAATTATTAAGCAAGAGTCTGTAATACGAGGTCACTACCGATTCCGTATTGGACACCAGATGTAAAACGCATTATCACACGAACATTCTGACTCCCGTCAATGTCCGCCATATCTATCAACTTAACTTCGTTGTGGTCAGCTAATAGACCAGTACCAAATGTCAAGTTAGAAGCCTCACCTGCAACGATGTGGTCAGAAGGCATACCAGGAGCTTGTTGGATTTTAATACCTTCAAAAGAAAGTGCATTGCCCTGATTGTACCATTGAGTTCCTTTGTCTCCAGTACCAGCAGCACCAAGACCAGAAGCTCCAAATCCACCAAGTGCACGAACATAAGCCTGAAGGGCTGCAGTAGGTACATAGATAGTTAAATCCTCTTTTCCGTAAACAGCAGAAGGAATTGAATCTACCACATTACCTAACAATGAAATGATGTTAGCAGATGTGTATGAAGTTTCAGAACCGTTAGCAGCGTCATTTACATCAGAGTCAGCAGCCATAAGAACTGTGAAACCGTCAAATTCACCTGCGTTACCGTCAACGCCTCCCCAGATGTTTTGCTCAGTTTTCTCAGCAACTTTAGCAGCAACGTGACCTAATACAAAGTCAGCAAATTTAGGAGGTAAGTTGTCAAATGCAGAATATCCCATTTGTACAGCTTCCCAATCGCTACGAAAATCTTTTTTACATAGTTCGAGGTTTACTTGGAACTCTTCTGGTTGAAGAATTCTTTCAGTAAGCGTAAGTGCACTTGAAGTAGCAGAGAAGTCACATCCAGCATTAGCAATAATGTCTGTAGAGGCGATTTTCTTTACAACTTCTTTGAACTTTACGTTTGGCTTAATGGTGATAGCACCATCCGCCAATGTCTTACCACTTAGTAGAGCAGCAGAAATATATTTCCCTGCAAACTCACCAGCGTAAGTTGAAGTGATACTGGCAACAGAGCCAGTTAAGTTTACTTGTTGTGTGCTCATTTTTATTTATATTAATTTAGAAAATACATTGTCAATAGTAGAAGCATTACGATTTGTTGAATAACGTAATACATCTTTCTTTTCGTCTTCTTGGTTAGGTGCGTGGTTGATTGGCTCAACTGCTGGTTCAGCAGATAGTTTCTCAATCTGTGCACTTAACTCAGACTTTTCTTGTTCGTAAGATTCTCTTTCCTTTGACATATCACCTTTCATAGACTCAATCATATCTTTGAGCTGAGAGATTTTACTGTCAAATTCATCACGAGAAACATATTTATCTTCTTCTAATTCTTCTTCTTCTTCAGACTCTTCTTCAGATTCAGGAGCTTCTTGCTCATCCTCTTCAGCTAATTCTTCGGAAACTTCATCAGATAGTTCAGTAGTCTCTTCGACTACTTCTTCGTTTTGTTCAGACAACGCAACTTCTTCCTTGACCTCAACTTCGGGAGTAACTTCTTCGGCAGCAACTTCTACGTTATCTACTTCTTGTTTTACCTCTTCAGAATTAATCATAGAAAGTTTCTGCATAATGTCTTTTAAAATAAGAGTTGCTTTACCTTCCATAATAAAATTTAACTTTAAAGTATATAATAATAACTAATAATAATTCCTCTGTTAGATTTTCCCAATACCTTGAGCTCTCAATGTTCCATCGCAGCATTTGCGAGAATATCTCTTTCCATCTTTGCATAAACAACCACGTCTTGAATTGCGTGGAGATGTTGTGCTTGGTGTTTCAAATGCTTTTTTCATTTCTTACTTGATTTTGGGTGTTTCTTTGGTAATAGGTCGTAATCTGTTGTGTATTTGGCGTTCTGAGGTCTTCCGTTCTTCAGCAAGTATATATAAGCGTTAACTCTCGCTTGTGCCCACTGCTCGGCTGACTTTACCATAGGACTATGTGACGTTTGAAATGCGCCAACACCACGCTGATATACAGACTTGAGTTGACCTACAGTAGTTCCGTAACCGAGTTTAGATTTATACTTCTCGTTAAAGTCACCTGCTTTCTTCTGTAACGACTTTAACACTCTGGCTGGAACAGATACTCCCCTTCCTTTCCCAGCAGCTCCTTTTGGATTGCGTTTGCTACCTCT